GCAGCTTCTAGTTCTGCCTCATCTGTTAATTCTACTTCTACTTCTTGTGATTCATCAGGCATACGTACGCCCGATATTACTTCGTCTAAATCTATTTGCTTTTCAATTGCCATTTTGTATCCTTGTTAATAGTAAAGTCCACGTTTTTTACTATATGCTGCTTCTTTTCTATTATATACTCTTTGCTCTGCCTTGTCAACCCACGTATTGTCACTATGCTCTATGTAACCACCATTACGCATCCACAATAAAGCTTGTGATACTGTATCCATGTAGTCATCATGGTTACCTGTTGGAAATACTCTAGCTTCTTCCATGACTTCATGTGCCCATGTTCTGTCATGTGGTGCATATATCCTACCATTGTGGAATAATGCAGTAATTGCGTACACTCTTGCCACTTTATCTCTGTCTGGGTTGAACTCAAAGATAGGAAGTCCTGTCATTCGCAGGTCTTGTATCAAAGATTGCCCCGATGCTTTCTTCTCTATGAGTATTGAGTCAGGTTGATGCTGTTCATACTTGTCTATTGCCTTTTGTCGTAGCGTTGGATAGTCCCATCTGCCCCTTTCCGCACCTAATAGACACAAATTGGGGGCAGATATCCCATCCCCAAATACACCCCATGTAGTTATTGCAGAATAATCGGCTGTTGTCCTAGTTGAGAACGCTGTATCCCACGATTGTATAATATAATCACACTCAGGTGCGTCATCTTTAGTCCAATCCTGCCACCATTCTGCTTTAATTATGTTTCCTTCTTCTGATGAAGGCGCTTGTCCATACAATGCGTCAAACTTAAACCCGGGTGTGTTGTTTTTAGTCCTAATTATGTCCGAAGTTGTCCAACAAAACCCACCTTCTTTGTCAGGTGCAGGCCAAAAGGACTCACCTAGCTTTAATTTAGTAAAGTCTTGGGACAAATATCCTTGTTTTATTAGCTTTTTACGCGCAGGTTCTAAAGTTTCTAAAGATTCTGTAGTATTTAGGGCAGGTATGCGTACTACTTCCCACTTATCTGCCATAGGAGCTGACTCTTGTTGCTCAAGTAAATAACCTGCTAGGTCTGTTTCATGCCATCTAGTCATAACTAATACAACTTTACCACCAGGCATAAGCCTTGTACGTAAACCTGAGGCATACCATGAGTTTAAACTGTCACGTCTAGTCTTTGAAAAGGCATCTTGCTCTGATATAGGATCATCAATGATTGCCAAGTGTGCACCAAACCCTGCGATACCTGAACCAGAACCAGCTGCTAGGAAAGATCCTGCTTGTTTCTTCTTATGTTCAAGCGCCCATGAGTTTGCCGCTCTGTTATCTTTACGAATATTTATTTGTGGGAATATAGATTTGTATGCATCCGTGTTTATGATGTCACGAATGGCACGACCAAACCTTGTAGCTAAATCATCACTGTGTGATACTGCTATCTCTTGCCAGTATGGATTACGACCGAGCGCCCATGCTGGAAAGTATGTAGATGTAATTAATGATTTACTAGAACGTGGTGATATGAAGATCATGAGACGATCCGTCTCACCCTTCTCTAATCTCATTAGTTGGTCACACAACACTCTGTGATGCGGACCAATACTGAAAGAAGGATTCATTAGCATTACAAACGCTAAGAGATCGTCCCTTGCTTGATGGATGGCTAGCCTTGTGGCTGCATCCCTATCTTCACTTGTTAACGACATACGCAATTCCGCCCCATAATGCTAGTTGCATATATAGGTTTGTCGGAGGATTGGACGCGTCGTATTCCTCTAGTGTTGGCGTTAATACGCGAGTACCCATACTATCTCCTGTGTTAGTTGGTTCTATTTACTTTTTTTATTCGAAACTTTGACTGTCTCTCCAATAGTTGGTGTACCATCTGGAAGATTATAAATATCCCATACGTGTACGCCTTTATTGTAGTCATAGTCTTCTGCTTGAGTCGACCAAGTATATGTTCCGTTCTTACCTGCTTTAGCACTAGATGTATATCTAGTGTTATTGTAAGGACCATTTACTGGGTGTGACTTAACTTCTTTTATAGCCATGCTTTCCTCCCTAAAATTTTATTTTAAATCCTGCACTGATTTTACCACTGCTGGGATCATAGCTCGCTGAGAAACCTTTAGGAACTTTCTCTTTGATCTTTTGATAACCTGCGGTTGCGCCTGGTATTTTACTAACACCGTAGCCTAATGCCCCCGCGGCCAATTTCTTTACAAAGTCTTGAGACTTGCTTTGAACAAAATCTCTAGCTTCGTTAACACCCATGTCTTTCCGTTGGTTAGACATTAATACTTTGGCATTGTTCTTTTCTTCACCATAGGTTTTTTCTTTTTCTTCATTGGGGTTTTCTTTTTAAATGGGTTTGTTTGTTGTGCTTGATTTCTTCCCATCATTTTGTTTTTTGATTTCATAGAATACATATTATTTCCTTCCTCTAGAAACTAGTTCATCTGATTTTCTTTTCTTTCTATCAGCTTGAGCTTTGTTAGCTTTCTTCGCAGAAGACTTCATTGCATTAGCGGAAATAAATCCACCACGCTTAGCGTCTCTTGCATCTGCTCTGCTATCTTTTTCTTTCTTAGCCGCAGCTTTAGATTTTGATCTTGCTCTTCTAGCTGCTTCCGCTTTCATTACTTGGCTGTCTTTAGCTCCTGGCATTTTGCCAGTAACACCTGCAGCTCTTGCATTAGCATCTCTAGATGATTCTTTTCTTTCATTAGCTTTTTTAATACCCGGCTGTCTATTACTTGTTCTTGTTGGTTGATATGCTTGTCCTTCTTGCATTTTAGGTTTGTCTTTTCTTTTAATAGTACCAGCTTTAGCTTTTGAACTACCAAAAATTTTATCTTTGATTTTACTTACAAAACTTTTCTTTTTAGGTTTTTGTTTTTGTTGTGGCCTAGGTTTTGCGTTCTTCATATTTCTACGAGTCTGCGAATCCTTGTAAGCCTTTCTTGATTTTTTTATTCCTGCTGCTCCTGGCATAATGTATCCTTATTTTATTTGTTTAATTTTAGGTGCTGCTATTCGTTTAAGACGTTCAACATCCCTAGCTATATCCTCCTGTGAGTTTCCTGTAGCAAATGCATTTGTTACAGTCGTCTCGTTAATAGACTTGTCAGTCCACATCGCTTGATGTTTACCGAGTAGTTCTAAGGAGCGGATAGCCGCGTTGTAATCTCCTTCTTGTTCAGTTTTTTCGGAGATACGTACTAGGCGCCTAAGTATATCGTCCGCTTCAATTTTAGTACGTTTTGTTTGTTCAGACTTCAGCTCGGCAATCCTTGCTACAATCGCAGGGTCTTTCGTTAACTTATATGCGTTATTCGCTGCGTGCTTCTCAGAGTAGCCTGCTCTTATGGCGGCTTGTTTGATATTGAGATCTTTTATGAACTCATTACAGAACGCTTCCTGCTGGGGAGTTAACTTAATCTCTGAGTCAGGTTGTTGCATCTTAGTTGCTTTAGTCATAGAAGTAGTATACAACATTTATACTTGTATTGCAAGAGCAAATGTTGTACAATAGTTGTGTGTGGTTCACGCCACACGTCTCCTGTAAGACGGGGAGGATTAAGTAGCGTTCACTCTCTCAAATATAACGCGCCTCCCCGCAATTTAAAGGGGGCATCCTATCTGCCGCAAACTTTTCCCTGGGAAAAATAGTCTAATTTTTTGGTAAAATTTTTTGAGATGCATTATATATATGTCTGGGCGTCTAGTTTTTTTGGGTGGGGGTCGGTGCTTGGTCATTTCTGAGGAAAATGGGTGTTCTCGTTTTGTTCTCATTTACCCCCAATCCTGGGTGCGTCAATGTGTCGCACTTTATTTGCTTGACATTTTTTCGGAATAGTTTAAACTTCGCACTTTTCTTTTTTCTAGGCTTTAAGCCATATACCTTCCCCTAAATGTTTCATATTGTGAAACAAAAGTTATCCACAGGTTATCCACATTTCAGTGAAATTAGCTATTGCAATTAAGTTTTAATAATATAGATTGTAATAATGGAAGATATAAAGATGAACTTGATACCTTCCCTTAACCAAGTTAAACAAAGGTTTAATGATGTTAAATAAAAAGCCAAGACGAAAGTTTAAAGCCATAACTTTCACCAAGATTGAAAAGAAAAAGTTTGAAGTGAATTACAAAGAGGAGAGTTTTAAAGACTTAAATACTAAAGTACACTACCCGATATCAAGTGCATATAGAGGGTTCTCAATGTTAGGGGGGAGAAGTAACAAGTGCAGATACGCTTAAAAAAAAGACTTGACAAGCAAGTTTAATAATATAGAAGTAAGTTATAGAAAGTAGGTTAAAATGGAAACGAATGCAGTAGATATTAAAGATAAAAAGACATTAGTTAGATTGTTAAGGAATTGCTACTATGTTTATGGGTATGTAGTATTAAGTTATGATGAAGGCTACTATGTTAAACTACAAAAAACTGATTTGATGAGCAAATTATTAGAGTTGGATAGTATTGATATGAATAAATTTCAGTATGATACTCACGATAACATAGTATATATTAACTAACAGGAGAATTGATAT